CGCGTCGGTCATCATCGCGGCGACCTACACCGTCGAGCCGAACACCATTCGTATCTTCAAGGATACGTCGGCGACCGGCACGGCGGCTCACACCGTCACGCTGACCGGCGGCACGTTCAACGGCACCAACACGATCGCGACCTTCAACGCCCGCGACGACTTCATCATGATCCACTTCGACAGCGCGGGCCGCGGTTCGGTCATCGCCAACGTCGGCTCGGTCGCGTTCTCGTAATCCCTAGCAGGGGCCGCACCGGGGCGCGAATGCCCCGGTAATTTTTCAGAAAAAGGAGACGACCAATGCAGACAGCAAATTGCCTGGTTCATGTCGGCGGCGACAGCGGGACGACCGTCCCAAAGTACGCCATCACCGCATCCGAAATCGCCGTGTTGCGCGCCATCCACGGCCCCGATTCGATCACCGAAGTCGAGCCGACCGACGACGTCCAGAGGAGCGACCGCAACGAGATCGCCCGGCTGCACGAAATCTATTCCCGGCCGGACGTCAAGGACGGCCCGGTCCACACGCTGTTTCCCGGCGTGGCGGCGCGCGCCTACCAGACGCTCGACGAACTGGAAATCCCGGCCGACTTCTACAAGGCCGAGAGCCGCGTGAAGCCGAAGCCCGCCGAAAAGCCGGCCAAAGCCGGCAAGGCGAGGAAGGCCGACGCCGAGCAGGCGCCCGACAACGTCGAAGCGACGCTGGCGGAAGAAGACAAGCTGTTCGACTGAGGCTGCATGAATGCGCGGAACCACGCTGGTCAAATTGCTGGACGATCTGCGGGCGGAAGCCCGCTTGTCGCTCAATCCGGCGCACAACGCGCAGAACCGCTCATCCCAGGTGAAGGCGCTCCAGCGCGAGCAGGAGCGCCTTTGGGAAGACTTCGACTGGCCGCATCTGCGCATCTACCCGCAGCAGCCCGTGCAGGCGGGCCAGCGCTACTACGAGACGCCCGAGAACATGCTGATCGACCGCATTGAGCGGGTCGAAATCTTTCTCGACGGATACTGGTGCAAGCTGGAGCCGGGCATCGACGCCTGCGAATATTCGGCTTGGAACAGCGATCTCGACGCCCGCAGTTGGCCGCCGCGCAAGTGGAAGTTCAACGAGGACGAAGATATCGAACTTTGGCCGATCCCGAACATCAACGCGGATCCCGTGACGATGAACGGGATGCTGCGCATCACAGGCATCCGCAACCTGAACCCGCTTGTGGCCGACGATGATCGCGCCGATCTCGACGATCTCATGCTTGTCGGCTTCTGCGCGGCCAAGATGCTCGCCTCGAGCGGCGCCAAGGACGCCAAGCTGACGCTCGACGCGGCGAATGCCCGCTATGCCCGGCTGCGCGGCCGGCTGACGCCGCGATCGCAGTACAAGATGTTCGGCATCGGCGAACTGCCGCGCCGCCGCGAAATCATCATCGGCCAGTACCGCCCTGCGGGAACCTGACCCATGGGAGAAATTTGGGTCAAGGAATTCTCAGGCGGCCTTGACGCCCGGCGCATGGTGGAAACCACGCCCGGCGGCATCCTCATTCAAGGCAGCGACGGCCATCTGACGCGCGGCGGCGAGTTTGAGAAGCGCGCCGCCTTCGTGCCGACCTACAATTTGCCGCCGGCGACAAAGGGCCTGGCCTTCACGCGTACCGGGCTTGTCGTGTTCGGCAGCGCGGCCGCGCCGACGCTTCCCGACGGCGTCTCCTACCAGCGTCTGCAACACCCCGACGGAACGCCGTTCCTGATCGGCGTGCCGTCCTTCGATCTCTACGCAGGCAAGATTTACGCCGTGGGCGTATTTTCCGACGGCAGCATTCATCACTTCTACGATGGCGTGCGCGTCGAAGACTGGTTCGACGGCCGCGCCCGCGCATCGTTCCGCGTCACGGCCGGCAACGCCACGGGGCCGTCGACCATCTCGGCGATCACCGTTGACGGCATCGCCATCATCAGCGGCGCCGTCAACTGGACGACCAGCAACGCAGCCACGGCAACGGCCGTCGCGGCGGCCATCAACAGCGACACCACGACGCCGGAATACACCGCGGTCGCAGTCGACGACCAGGTGACGATCGTGGCCGACGATCCGGGTACCGCGGCGAACGGCAAGGTCGTGGTCGTTACGGTTACGTCCGGTTTCGGCGTAACTCCGGCCGACGGCCTCGTGATGGCCGGCGGTGCGGAGGAAGCTGACACCTTCGAACCGGGCGAGTTCGTCAAGACGATCGGGTCCAAGGTCTATTCGACCAGCGGCCCGAACATGCATTTCTCGGGCATCAAAATCCCGACGGGCTGGACGACCGACAACGTCGGCGCCGGCTTCATCGACATGTCGAGCGAAACGTCGGGATCGGAAGAACTGATCGCGCTGGCGAAATACCAGAACTCCGTCGCGGTCTTCGCCGAGACAGTCATTCAAATCTGGTATGTCGACCCCGACCCGACGCTCAACAAGCAAAGCCAGGTGCTGAACAACACCGGCACCGGCAGCCCCAAGTCGGTGACGCAGTTCGGCGATAACGATCTGTTCTACCTCAACGAGAGCGGGCTGCGCTCGCTGCGGGCGCGCGATGCGTCGAACGCGGCATCGACGACCGACATCGGCAGCCCCGTCGACCCGCTGATCACTGCCGTCCTGGCCGGCATGAGCCCTGATGCGCGGCAGAAGATCGTCGGCCTGATCGAGCCGCGCGACGGCCGGTTCTGGCTGATCATGGGCGACCGGATTTTCGTTTTTTCCTTCTTCAGCGGGGCCTCTGTCAGCGCATGGTCGGAATACATTCCGGGTTTCACCGTGGACGAAGCCGTTGTGTTTGGGCGGCGTGTCTATCTGCGCTCCGGCGATACGATCTACGTCTATGGCGGGCTCGACAGCGATCTCACATACGACGACACGGAAGCCGTCGCGCAAATCCCCTATCTTGACGCCGACAAGCCGTGGAAGCCGAAGACGATCACCGGCGTCGATGTCGCGGCGCAAGGATCGTGGAAAATCTTCACGGCCATGAACCCGAACAATCTCGAGGCGCAGGACGCTATCGGCACGATTGCGGACGTGATCGCTGACACGACCTTCAATGACGGCCGCATCCCGGCTCAGGGCAAGTCGACGCATTTCAGCTTGATCTTCAAGAGCCAGGGCAACGGCTACGCCAAGATCGGCTCCTGCGTCATCCATTTCGAGGCCGATGGCGATGATGATTGACGTTCCAAGCGTCGACCATGTCCGCTATGTCGCCGACCATATCCGGCCGAAGGACGCGGAGGAATTCCTGGCCGTGTCGTTTGCCAGCAATCGCGCCGAGCTCGCCGACACGCTGGTCCAGCGCTACGGCGCGCATCACGAGGCGTATTGCTTCAGCGATGACGACGGAACGCCGGTCGCCGTCGGCGCCATGGTCGAAGGTCGGCCGAACGTCATCACGCTCATGTTTTTCGCCACGGAGCAGTTCTGCCGGCTGGCGCTGCCGATCGCACGCTTCACCAAGCGCCGGCTGTTCCCGAACTATGTCGACGCGGGCGTGCACCGGATCGAGTGCATTTCGATCGCCGGCTACGACCAGGCGCACAAGTGGATCCGGCTGTGCGGCATGAAAGAAGAAGGGGTGTTTCGCGGCTTCGGGAAGAACGGCGAGACGTTCCACCAGTTCGCTTGGATTGCCGACGATGTTCGTTAGGCTCGCCATGGACTACGACGAAGCGGCCTTCCTGCAGATGGCCGTCGCCAACATCGAAGAAACGCTGCCGGGCGAACCCTACAACGTCGGCAAGCTGAGCGATCTTTTTCGCCGTGGAATCACTAAAGCGCAGCCGACGATCTTCGTCGTCGAGCACCGCCGCAAGGTCATCGGCTTTGCGATGTCGTATATGTTCGACTTCGACTACCGGGATGGACATTATACGACGCAGCGGGTAATTTACGTATCGCCGGAACACCGCGGAACTCGGGCAGCCGTTCTCCTCGTCAAAGAGCTTGTGCGCTGGAGCAAATCGACAGGCGCAGTCAAGATCGAAGGCGGTAACGACAACAGCTTCAAATCGGATCGGACAGCAGCATTTTTGGAGCACTTCGGCTTCAAGCGTGTCGGGCACCATCTCGAAAAGCTTTTGTAGGCGAGCGCGGCAATGGGCGGCAAGAACGACGGCGCAGACGAGGCCAAAAGGGCGCGTCAGGACGAAGAGGCGCGCCAGGCGCGCATCCGCCAAGGCACGCAGCGCATCAACACCATTTTCGACGGCGGCACCACGACGAGCGGCCAGCTTGCGAAGGGCGCCGTTTACGATCCGACGAAGACCTACTACAACCAGGACGGTTCAGTCTGGACACCGGCCGCTCCGTCGGCGCCGGGGCATGGCGCTACCGATTTCGCCAATGACCTGCGCAGTTCTCTCGGCGCGATCGGCGGCGGCTCGTCGAGCAACCACGGTTCCTTTTCATCGATAAACGACGTCCCGATCCTGGGCGGCATCGTCCGCACCGCGTCGCGCTACCTGACGCCCGAGCAGCAATTC